ACTTGTGAAGCATAGGTGATTGCTTCATTGAAGTCTACACCGAAACGGCGTACCAGGATGGCGGCGGTGTTTCGTGCATTACCTGCGATGAGTTCAGTTGGATCTGACTTCCTAGCGGGGGCTTGGCTACCAGCCTGAGTTGGGACTTCTTTTGAGACTTCCCGTACCAGGATCTTGTTTGGGAAGCAAGAATACTGATCCACACCCTTGTAAGGCTTTCCCTTCTGCACTTCAACGGTAACCACTGCACCCTTGGTGACGTTTTGATAGTTACCTTCCTTGTCCTTGGCCCGCAGGACTAGATCTTTACCTTCTTCCTGAACATACATACCAGCTGAAATCTTATCGTCGTCAATAACGATAGTCACTCGGTGTGTAGGAATCCATGACTTACCATCCTTGCCATAGTCCTTACGTTGATCTGCTTTAATCTCATTAAAGTAGACTGCCTTAACTGTGCCCTTAGCTAGGGTTTCTTCTTCATCTGTACGTTCATTTACGATGGTTACGATTGACATATATTAATTCTCCCAAATATAAATGGGGCACCAACCGTGCCCCGAGGTAGTTAGAAAGGACTACCCTTTCCCTTAGCCTGTAAGCTTCTTCAATAGACTTACAAGAAAGACGATAACAAGTGTTCCAACTAGGGCAGAACACACTGTAACAGACAAACCCATTACAACCCCACCTAATACAGCGGAGAGTGCCCCTGCTGCAAAGTTGGAGGTTGTGTACCCGATGGCTGAAAGAATTCCAAACCATACAGATGCGTTCATAACGACGCAGGCTAGGATCATGAACAGCCATACAATGACTGCTAGAAATGCTTTAATTTTGCTCATCTATTCTCAACCGAATAGTGCTGAAATCTTATCTGCTGCTTCCTTTGCACGATCACGCTCTTCCCCTGCGGCGACGGCTTGAGCATCCAGGTCTAGAATCTGTACCTGAATTGCATCCACACGTTGGTTCTGAGCTTGCTCCACTGCACGAAGCTTATCCACAGTCTTCGTGAAAACTGACAGAATCTTACTAACAGATTGAATCTTATTAAACATGGTTAAAATCTCCTTTATTATAAGCTACGAAGGCCTCCAAGATTAATTGCCCTCACTACATCATCTTTATAGTAAGTTTTACCATCAACTGCAATTGTATCTCTTTGTTCTTCTGTTGTGTAAGAATATGTCCTCTTCAGATGAAATTCTGCACCTGGATAGTTATCATAATCCGTACCATTAAGAAATCCTTCATAGCCATAGCTTAGAAGGCCATCACTTGAACCAAATACGTAGCCTGCTTCAGCAGTTAACAGGTGGGACCCAGTTACCCATCTGTACCCCCATTTTGAACAACAATTTTTGTGCCTCTACGAATAAGAGTGTGTCACCCCCTACCCTCGTTGATCTTCATCTTAAAAGCTTTCACAAGACCTCCTTGTATGTATGAAAGGGAATTATACATTCCCATTTCTGGTTTGTCAAGCGTTAGTGTATCTTCTTCAGATGCTTAACAGCCTCTTCAAATTGCTTTTTGTCATATACGGAGTCGCCGATCTGGATAGTTTCTCGTTTCACAGGAACTTCCTCAAGGACGTGGGTGATTTGCTCTACCAGACGAACTTCAACATACCCCCGATAATTTTCCAGATCCTCAAACCAATGGCTTGCCGTTGAACACCCTGCACGTCCCCAGTCCAAGTACCCGTCAGGTCTGCCGTAGAGGAATCCTGCGTTTAGGCTTTGGTAGGTCTTGCCAACTACCCACGAATACCCTGCGTTGAACAAGATGTCTTGAACCTTGCGGCACTCTTCTGCGTCACCGTTACCGTTGTTGATCTTAATCTTAATACCTTGCATATTTTCTCCTTAGTGAATTTCCGAGTAGCGGTATCCATATTGGGTTTCACACCCTAATTGCCTACGTAATTTGTAAGTAGTGTTTACATGATCAATTGCATCCGAGATGATTTTTGTCATCGCCCCTCGGATAGCAGGGCTATCCTTATGTACAATAATTTTCTCATCATGGAAGCTTCCTGTCAAGCTTTTTCTTCCCCACTTACGTTCTTGACCCGTTAGGATAGCATCTACCCACATGTCGAAGAAGAAAGATCCAGTACCCTGTGCCAGAGTAGAAAACCTGTCACTCTCCTTACGCAGGGAATAGCAAAATCCGTTGATAGGATTCACTAGCCACTTCTTTTCGTTTGACACAATTACAACCTGCTCTTCGGCAATAGCCTTTACAGACCAGTTAAGTTCCCAGTACGCAGTATGAAGGATCTTACCTTCTCCCTCAGACACGCCAGCGGCCTGGGCAATCTTGGCAGCCCCTGCGTTATAGACGGAAGCGTAGTTACAATTGCCGGTTAGTGTCATGAAGCCATTTTGCCTAATCACGAAGTTTCCGTTAGTCGTTGTCAAGCAAAAGACTTCAGTGGTTCTGGAAAACTCTTTTACCACTTTTTGCATTGTTACAGTACTCCTTTGCTGCTTTCTGATAGTTCCGTACCCATCTCTAAAATTAGAGAGTGTGGTTTTCCCCATCAAAAAACTAACAAGAGCTACGGCATCCGCAATGTTACCCTCATTCTGGTAAATAATCTGAGTTGCATACCTCGTACCTGTAGGTCCAGTGGCCCCGTCAGCCAACCAAAAAGCTTGAAAAAATGCCTCTCTCGCCTCAGGAGTAAGTCCCAGAATCCAGGAAGTGTAGTCTATTTCATGTTTGTTTTTCAACTCCAAACCAACGGACTCCCAGAACTTCCTAGCTTCAGGGGATGGGACATCAAACACAGAAACTCCGCTGTTGTTCTTATACTCCTTGTAAGAAAGCCCATTATCTTCCAAACAAGTCTTAACTTCAAGCCAAAACCTATTCTGAGCAATAGACATATCAACCTGCCTACGACTTCCATCAGACTTCTGAGAAGTTTTGTAGGTTAGCTTGGACACATTAAAGTTGCCGTCTGACAGAACCCATCCAACTAGGGCTGCTTGGCCGGGAGTTACCCCAGAAAAACCCTTATATCCTGGGGCAGAGACAATGATTTCACAAGATTTATTCAAATCCTCTGTAGTCCGGTACTCAACAACTTTCCTCCTTGTCCGTCCACGTCCTGTTCTACGTTCAACAACCCATCTATGGTCGGCGGTTGACTCCAGCTGAAAACTGCTGTTCCTCATCGCAAAAACTTCACTGTCAGAATACAGGACAGTATTGTCTACATGACTCCACTCCAGCATGCCTGTGGTGTTGCTGCGAGACATAACGTAATCTCCAACAACAACCTCCTTTCCAGGAAGCCAACCACGGAGTGTCAACACCTCCGTGTTGTCTGTAGGCAAACAAGTCTTACCTTTCTTACGTGCAGCCTTGACCTTGTCAGTCTTAACTCCAGCCATAAACTGATCAAACTCTTCCTGTGTGATCATCTTAGCTGTTAGAGCCATCAGAACGTGAGGATCGTAGTTGTCAGCTTGCATGGTTGCCACATACTCAGGGTCATGTGGAAGCATAAAATGGTGTTTGGTCCGATCTTCGAGGGAACTCATATCTGATCCACAAGAAATCTTGCCAGGACCTGCAACCAAACAACCCCGTACAGCCTCCCCGTAGGCCTTATCAACCCCAGGCAGATTTACAACACCAGCGTGCTTCACACGAAGAGTATTGGTGAAGCCATTAATCCTAGCACGAACCTTACCATTGATAGCAGACTCCTTAAAACCTTCCAGTACACTGATCCTGTGTTTAACCACGTTATAGGTGCTGTACAGACGAATTTCAGGTACTTCCTCTGCCAAGTCCTCTACAGACTCACAAAGCTCTCTGCCGTCCTCTCCTGCCTTAGTAACCTGTGGAATGGCACGTTCCTTGGGTTTGGATTCCTTCCAGTGAGTCCACATAAACCTTGGGCTACCCTCTGTAGGCTTGCTGGCGATCCAGAGGTTGAATGCTTCCTCATCCTTGACATATTTAAATGTCTGGGGAATCCAGCCCTTTGAAAACAACAAAGCTTTGATCTGATCGCTACTTCCTGCGTTGGGCTCCTCGTACTTCTTCAGAACCCTAAGGCAGTCTTCCTTATCGCTGTCGATAACCAGACGTGTACCAAACTCGTCCACAGTTTTCTCCTGGTAGTCCTTTAGCACAGCATCCCAGGATAGCCCAGCGGCAGATTTCTCACCATTGGCCTTAAAGGGCTTTGCAGGCTTCTTCTTATCAGAGTACTTAGGAATCTTAGGCATAACGCTTTCAAGCTCACCCTTGGCCTTTTCAAGCTTCTCGTACATGCCTTCCAAGGACTCATTCAAGAAGTCCATGTCCAAGTCCCACTCGGTCTTTTCCTGTAGCCGTGCGCAATCCATCTTAAACATTAGAAATGTCAAGATACGGTTGATAGCATTCTCTACAGAATCCCCCTTAAACTGGTCTAGGAAGATTTCTTCATCCGCAGACATACGGGTTCCGCCCACATTTCCTGCATCAATCTCAGCCTGGGCTAGGGTGTACATCTCAATCAGCCTACCCTTCAAGTCCTCCCAGAGGGCCTTGTTAATCTTAACGTCCTCTTCACAACGATGACGGTACTCTTCGTATGTCAAGTTCTTCCAGTCATCAATCTCAGGCTTCTTAATGCCGTAGTCCTCATGAAAGCTGTCCAGACCGTGAAGCTTTCGGTCTGTGTTCAGATACCAAGAGACAGCTACAGTATCGATCACCATCAACTCTGAAAGATCAAATCCAAACAACTTTTCCAAGGCTGGAATGTCGAACAAGATACCATAGTGGGCAATTACGGGCACCTGATTGTCAATGTGCCACTTGAACATCTTCTCCACACGTTCCATCCCGTCTCGCGGATCGATACTGGATACGTCATCCTTTCCTTGCATTTGAAAGGAAAGGACGTGCATCTTTGTAATTTCATCTAGAAGACCATCCCCTTCGATGTCGAAGACTGTGGCCTTATCCCAATTGAAAATTGGTTTCATACTTACTCCTTATTTCTTACTAGCTTCCCACGCAGTGAGGATGAACCTGCCAATGTTCTTTCGGTAGTAAACCAAAATACAAAAAGTTGCAAAATCCCAGAATGTCATCATGCCTCCAACTTCCTAGCTTCAACCCACTCTTCAACTGTCATGAAGTCAACTACCCAATAGCAGTCAAGCTCCCTTGTTGTGCAAAGTAGACCGTGGAATTTGAACCTACCCAAATTCTCTTTCCTGCCAGATTCAACAGCATTATTCCAAGACTCTTTTGCTGCCTCTACACTATCACACTTCAGCGTGTAATAATGGGTGTAGTATCCTTCATATGGAGTGTCTTCTTCAATCTGCATAATCACAATCATAATTATCTCCTTAGACAGTGCTTTCTACAAGCTTGATAATACCACACTTTTTACATCTCATCTTGTTGATGATGTAAGGCCTTCGATAGCGGACGTATGTACCAGAGACATAGCCGTCTGATTTCCACTTATGTATGTGGCCTGTAAACAACAAACTCCATATCCAACTGATCATTGTCCCTCCTTAAACGTAAATGGGGTACTCCCCTAAGAGAATACCCCATTCTATCACACCTACTACCTTATTACAACTCTTCAGACCAACAACTTACCAGATTCCAAAAGGCATCCATTCTCCACTCTTCTTGTTGCTCCTCAGTTAGAGACTCCCAAACCTCTCGCTCTACTTTAAACTCATCGTAAACTTTTGACCCAACCATTTTGGTTGATGCATAGACTCTAATAGTAATCATATCGCTCATATCTACTCCTTATAGTTCCAAGGCATTAGGGTTATCCTTTAGCCATTCTTCAAAATTGATAAGCTGTGCTGTCTTGAAGTCATAGTACACCTTATCAGCCACTCCAGTTGATGAATAATGCCGATTCTTGTGGATTGTAACAACCGTCACGTTCTTCAAGATATCATTGGGATTCAGCTTATCACGCTCCAACGAGATGGTTTGTGCGGCAGACTTCATAATGGTTGATGTGCCAATGATGTCCTCTTCCACCAAATTACCCTCCTTAGTTTGGCTCTTCTTGGTGTGGCAAACCAGCACCAGAGAAACCTGAGGATACTCCTTAAGAAGCTTCTTGATCCAAGCTACAAACTCTTCCTGAGAATTTAAATCCATACCAGCCATAAGGTCTGAGAATGGGTCAACAATCAGAATTGTAACACCACACTGAATAATCATTTCAAGGATCTTCTCCTTGACAGTTTCCAAATCACCGCCACGGTCATCAAACACAAAAAACCTATCTGTGCCATCTTCTGTCTTGGTTAAGTAGTCAATCTTGGCTTTAACGTCAGGCTGCTTTAGATAGGCTACACGCTCTTGAGCATTTGCCATCCGAATCAGTTTAACACCTAAATAGTTAGAAAACAAGTTTGTTGAGTACTTGTCCACTGTAGCTTCTAGGGACAGAACACCAACCACTTCCTCAGGCTCAAAAAGCGCCCAGTTGATCGTAAAGGCATCTACGAAGCTACTCTTACCTACAGAGGTCTTTGCAAAGATTACAGAGATTTCTCCCTTGACCAAACCCTCTCCACCAAACATCTCCCTAGACTTTGGCAGGAATGGTGGTAAAGATAGCTGCTTCAACTCTGCATAGTTCAATGCTGCTTCGTACAAACTGCCAGACCCGTGAACACCGGCTGGAGTCCACGTACCAGCACCGAAAAAGTCTGAGACAAATTCGGAATCCTTTTTAAGTTCAAGGTACTTGTTAGGATCCTTATACCGCATCTTCATGATCTTGACCTTGCCCCGTGGCAGTACCCTGGCAATCTTCTCAGCTGAAGCCTTCCCCACTGTGTCGTTATCCATGCAAATGATAACTTGCTTAAACTGATTAAACCATTGATAGTTTGCCTGAATCTGCTTAACAGCACCTGACTCGCCAATAGTGGCAGATACTACAGCTGGAGGATCAAACTTCGATGTCTTCTGATT